ATGTGAATGTGGTTAGAAGTTCGGTAGAATAAACATAAACGTTGTTCTCGCACGCATCATGAGGTTAGCAAAATAATAAACAATTAAATTATATTTACACCACTCATACACCAGATTGATTAATGAATAAGCATTACCAATCCAGAGTGTCGGCTAGTCATGCAAATTACTATTAGAAATGGCGGAAAATGAATTAATTTTGCCTACCATAGCACCGAAAATAGCGTGCGGATCTCTATAGCGTTAATACCGGTCTAGCAAACGCACAAACGAACAAACATATTACATGACTAAAATTAGCGACAAGTTTAAAAATATTCAGGCAGTAACCTACTCCACTTATCGAGACGAACTTATTATAAATTTTTCAGGATTTGAAAGCGAAGAGGATCTTCAGGAATTCGCAGATTTTATATTTGCCAAGATTAAGATGCGCTATGTTGATTTGAAACAAACACCTAGCATTCATTAATGAAAATTGTTTTACCTTACACACCAAGAAAACAGCAAGACTACGTTCATACAGAATTAGCCAAGTACAGATACGCCGTACTGTGTTGCCATAGAAGGTTCGGCAAAACAGTTCTTTGTATTAACCATCTTATTAAATTAGCGATGATGAATAAAAATCATCAGCCTCGTTATGCTTATATTGCACCGACTTACTCTCAAGCAAAGAAGATCGCCTGGGATTACTTAAAACATTTTACAGAGAAGATACCTGGCACAAAATACAATGAAACTGAATTGCGATGTGATTTAGTTAATGGTGCTAGAATTACCTTACTGTCATCTGAAAATCCTGACAGTCTTAGAGGAATATATTTAGACGGCTGCATTATAGATGAAGCGGCACAAGTTCAAGCTGCTTTGATTGATGAAGTTATAACTCCTGCTTTGTCAGATAGGAAAGGTTTTATGATTTTAGTAGGTACACCTGCTGGAATGAATAATCTTTTTTATGATTATTATCAGAAAGCTCAATCTAATAAGAATTGGTTTTTATATAAAGCCAGAGCATCTGAGACCAAGATAGTAGATGCAGAAGAGTTGACTGCGGCACTTTCAGTAATGGGGGTAGCTAAATATAATCAAGAGTTCGAATGCTCTTTTATTGGAAATATTAAAGGTTCCATCTACGGAGACTTACTAGGAAAACTTGAAGATAAAAAACAAGTTACTTCAGTACCGCACGATCCGGCTCATCCTGTAAGTACAGCCTGGGACATTGGATATAGCGATAGTACAGCAATTATATTTTTTCAGAAAATTGGACACGCAATTAATATTATAGATTATTACGAAAATAATAATCAGGCGTTTCCTCACTATGCTCAGATCTTAAAAGAAAAAGAATATGTCTACGCAGAACATTATGCTCCGCACGACATAGAAGTTACAGAATTTTCAAGCGGCAGATCCAGAAGAGAAGTTGCTTCTCAAATGGGGGTACGTTTTAGAGTAGCGCAAAAGGCTGCACTCGAAGATGGTATTCACGCTGTAAAAATGATTTTAGAGAGGTGCTATATAAATGTTGATAGCTGCTCTAAACTAATAAATGCACTCCGTCATTATCATCGTAAGTTTAATGATAAAGACAGAGTTTATAAATTATCCGTAAATCATGACTGGTCATCACACGCAGCCGATGCGTTGAGAACCTTAGCCATTGGTTTAAAGGATGTACAAATTAATAACCAAGGCAGGCAAATTACTGCCGATAACAATTTTAAAATACTATGAGTAAAATATTTAAGGCACCATCGATGCCAGCTCCGCCACCAATAGTAATGCCAAAAGTGGAGGATGTTCCTCAGTATGAAGATACAGTTAGGAAAGATCAAATTATCGCTGCACAAAGAGCAGCAGATGCAAAGCGTAAAGGAAGAGCGTCTACAATTCTTACCGGAACAGGACTTAATGATAGTCCACAATTGCAACTGACAACTTTGTTAGGTGGATAATATGGGGTTCAGTAAAATGTTTACACAAGGACCAATTGGAGACCTTTTAAAAGCTCAAAAAAATCAAGTTTTAAAAATTATTCCAGGTGCCGAAACACTTAAACAAACATCACCAGCAGCTGAGGCTGTACAAAACAACTATGTATCAAGAAGAAGAGCGCAAAAATTAAATTCCAACTCTTCTTTAAATACAACAACAACTTTATTAGGAGGTTAACAATGAGTAAGCCAATAAGAGTAGTAACAGACACAGTAGGAATTACAAATCCGAAACAAAACAATCCAGCACCACCAGCGCCAGTCGTTGTTCCGCCAGTAGCACCAGTTGCGCCAATGCTAACAGCACCAACAGGACCAACAATTGCTGAGATGGATCAAAATATAAAATCAAAACGTAGAGGAAGAAAAGGAACAATTCTCACTTCATCTTCAGGCGTAAATGATACGGCAACTTTAGGCTATAATAGTATTTTAGGATAATAATGCAAAACGAACAATTAAGAAAATTATCGAAAGATTTAAAAGACAGTCTCTCGAAATTACAAGAGCAAAGAAGTAATTTTGAAAGTCATTGGCAAGAGATAGCTGATGTCATGTTCACGAGACGATCCGATATTACAAAAGAACGAGCAAAAGGCAGCAAAACAAATATCGAAGTATTCGATAGTACAGCCATTCATGCTCTCGAACTTTTGGCATCTTCCTTACATGGAATGCTTACTTCATCTGCTCAGCGTTGGTTCACTTTAAGATTTAAGGAACCAGCCATAAATGATGTGGATGAAGCAAGAGAATGGTTAGATGATGTTACAAATAGAATGTACGTTGCATTCGCACGTTCAAATTTTCAACAAGAAGTATTTGAGTGCTATCATGACTTAGTTGCATTCGGTACAGCTTGTCTTTTAATCGAAGAAGATAAAGAAGATACGATAAGATTTTCATCAAGACATATCAAAGAACTTTACATCATGGAAAATTCTAAAGGATATGTAGATACAGTTTATAGAAAATTTAAATTATCAGCAGCAGCGTTAGTAAATAAATTTGGAATAGATAATGTAAGCACAAGTGTTGCTACTACATTTAAAAGATCTCCAATGGATGAAATATCCTGTGTTCATGTTGTCAAGCCAAGACCAATGTTTGATGAAAAAAAAATGGACAAAAAGAATATGCCTTATGAAAGTATTTATTTTGAATATGAAAGTGGACACATTGTTAATCTAAGTGGGTTCAAAGAACTTCCTTATGTTGTTCCTAGATATTTAAAAGGCTCTTCAGAAGTTTATGGCAGATCTCCAGCTATGAATGCTTTACCTGATGTTAAAGTTTTAAATAAGATTGTAGAGATTTCACTTAAAGCAGCAGCTAAGATGGTGGACCCACCATTATTAGTTCCTGACGATAGTATGATTATGCCTGTGAGAACTTCTCCTGGCTCTATTAATTATTACAGATCAGGATCAAGAGATAAAATTGAACCATTACAAATAGGCGCAAATAATCCTCTTGGATTAAATTTAGAAAATCAAAGACGAGATAGTATTGCAAAAATATTCTATGCAGATCAGATTTTAATTTCTGAAAATAGAAATATGACTGCGACTGAAGTTACTCAACGTAATGATGAACGTATGAGAATTTTAGGACCAGCATTAAGTAGACTGCAAACAGAATTATTACAGCCAATGATTTTTAGAGTTTTTAACATTATGCTTAGAGGCAAGTTATTTACTCCAGCTCCAGAAATTTTATTAGGTCAAGAAATTGATATTGAATATGTTTCACCATTATTCTTAGCTCAAAAATCTACTCAGCTTTCTTCTATTATGAGAGGATTAGAAATATTTGCCAGCTTACAAAATGTAGCTCCGGTATCTGATTACTTAGATGAGAATGGTTTAGTAAAAGAAATAATTAATATTTTAGGATTACCTGCGAAAATAATTAAATCAGATGCGCAAGTAAGACAGAAGAGAGAGCAACAAGCGCAAATGCAACAACAGCAAATGCAAATGCAACAAGATATGCAAGACAGCCAGATGGCTCGTAATGCAGCTCCAATGGTAAAAGCTCTCGATGGACAAGAACAACAACAGCAATAAAAAATTTCTCGATCTCATAGACGACTATAAAATTATATTCGGAAGTGAGAACGGAAAACGAGTTTTAAGCGATCTCGAAAAAAGATGTCATGAATATACGACTACTCATCAAAAAGGAGATAGTCATGAAAGCGCATTCCTAGAAGGACAACGCTCAATTCTTATCTTTATAAAAAACGCTTTAATTAAAACTAACAACTAGAAAACAAATGGAAAATCAGACAACTGCACCTGCACAATCAGGTCAATCTGATGGTCAACAAAATGTTGCGTCATCAGCTCCAAGTAACACAAGCTCAATATCTTTAGCAAATCCTGTATCTCAAGCTACACAGGAAAGTAAGGTAGATTTTAGAACTCTAATTCCTGAAAGTTTTAAAACAGAAAAATCATTACAAAATTTTAATGATATGGAGAGTTTTGTAAAAAGTTATCTTCATGCACAAAAATTAGTTGGTATGGATAAAATTCCTGTACCAAATAAATATGCAACAGATGAGGATTGGAAAGAAGTGTTTAAGAAATTAGGCGCTCCTGAAACTCCTGACCAATATAAGTATTCATTTAAAGAAGGAGAAGTAGATCCTACATCTTTAAAAGGATTTAATGAAGCCGCACACAAATTAGGATTGCTTCCTAAGCAGGCTGAAGGATTAGTAAAATTTTATAATGAGTTAAATCAGAACGCAGCTCAAAATGAACAAGCACAAGCTAGTTCAGCAAGAACTGAAGCTGAAATGACACTTAAAAAAGAATTTGGACCAGAGTTCACAAAAAGAATAGATCAAGCAAAAAGACTTGCTCATTCTACTTTAGGTCAAGAATTTCTGAACAATACCATTTTAAAAGATGGTTCAAGGCTTGGTGATAATGTTGCTTTAGTAAAAGCATTTTCACAACTTGCCGATAAGTTATCAGAAGATGAGATCGTTCAAGGAGAAGGACAAGGCTATCAAACTGCTAGCGATATACAGCGAGAGATTGATACTCTTACGGATCAAGGATCACCTTATTGGTCATCTGGACATCCAAATCATAAGAGAACTGTAGAAGATGTTTATAAACTTCGACAGTTATTAAATGCCTAACGATAAAGAATTCATAAATCCAATTGAAATTAAACTTGAGTGTTTAAAAATTGCTACTGAGTTTGGTACTGAAACCGAACGTAAGGATCCAATTGATAACGCACAAAGATATTTTGATTGGGTAATGAGTGAAAAAAATTCTACGAGAAAATCTGCAAAGATCTCAAAGAAAAACGATGAAGTGTAATCGTTAAATACACAGGCGAGATCCAAATTTTTGGAAAATCAAACCGATTAATAAAACTTAAACTAACAACAAAGGAGAATGACTTATGTCAGTCAATATAACTACAGCTTTTGTACAGCAATACTCGAACAACGTACAAATGCTATCACAACAAAAAGGTTCTCTGTTAAGAAATACTGTTAGAGTTGAAAGTGTTGTCGGCGAGAATGCGTTTTTCGATCAAATCGGAAGCGTTACAGCAGTAACTCCGCACACTAGACACGCTAACACTCCTCTTTCAGATTCACCTCACAGCAGAAGAAGAGTAAGTTTGGTAGATTACGAG